CGCCAGGTGTTGGTGGAACATCAGGGCGACCATCAGAACCACCGGTTGCTTCTCCTTGATCTGCTGCCGTGGAAAGATCCACATCTTTTTGACCACTTCCACCGCTGCAGAAAGCATACTCATCCGATACCGCTTCATTTGGTTTGAGTTCACATCCAAATATATCAAGACTCAAGTTGTTGAATAGCATAGCAGCTGCCATGCTTGTATTGATATTTCCAAGTTGAGATAGTGCTCCAAGAATACCAAGACCCTTACTGACTTGATCAGCAATACTTAGAACACCAGCAACTTTATCACTAATGTCTTTCAAAAATTCGTTGACACCTTGAATCATATTGTCATTATTTTCCTGTATTTCTCCAATGTTTGATATGATGACATCTGCCATGATCTGCTCAGCAGCACAAACTGGAACTTCTGGAGTTTTAGGTGTGTTGCCATCTCCAAATGGATTATCTTTTCCGTCTGATCTATTTCTTCTTGCTTGCTCGATCAGATTGTCAATGTCCAATGCATCAAGAAGAAGTCCCTCAAGTTTGTTCGACAGATTATTAGTAAGTTTTCCATAAAGACAAAGTGCCATCTCATTCATCTCTTCTTTCATCTCAGCGAAAAGATATCGCTCACTTGAAGGCAATGCGGATACAACTTTCGTTAACTCTTCATTCAATTTCTTCTGCGTGTGAGCCATCATTTGATCCATGATGGGCTTAGTGTATTTTGCTAGAACCTTTGATGCATCTTTGATTAAGATTTGAGGGTTCTGTCCACGAAAAGAAACAGCATCAGCATAACTCGTGATAGAGTTCATATACTTGCTGATTTTTCCAGTGAGGGTTTCAATCTCCGTCCGCATATTTTTGATCGAAGATTGCACATCATTCTCAGGAGTTTTGAGTGGAATCTTCTCACAAATTGTTTCTTGCAATATTGCTTGTCCGGCGGATGAAGCCTGCGTAGCATCCGAAGACTCAATTGCTGGCTGATCTCTCTCTACTAAGGCAAGATTAAAATCTGGATAATTTCTTTCTGTAGGGATATTGCCCTCAAAAATCCCCTTAATACCTCTAAAGAATCGGGGATGACTACTTGCTCCTGCTAGTTCAGTCTTTGAATTGTTTCCAAGCACACCCATGATAATGGGCACCTGCATGTCAGAACCATCAAGAAAGAATCCAAACACGAACATACCCTGACGGATATTGGGTGTCTGGAATGATGATTGTTGACCACCACCCGCAGTAACAGGATACATGACATTTGCCCAAGGCAACTGATCAGTCTCAATGCTCTCGGTGTCTGGATCATGTAAACCAATGATCTTGACCTTGTATCTGTATCCCCAACCTGTGGGTGAAGATGGATCGTCATACTTAGTTGGAGTTATATTATCTCTCCAATATGAATCGTCAGGAATCTGACCGATCCACCATCTAAAAGCGGATCCAGTAAAATCTGGATTAAAAAGTGAAGATGACTCCATCAATCGTCATAAATTAAGCACTCTGGTTCAGATGGATTCTGATCACAGAAAAGTTCCAAGTAACTTGGATCATGATGATCTCCAGCTTCGATTTCTTTCTTATGGTGCTCTACGTATTCTTCTAATTCATGCAGTTCGCCTTCAATGTGGCGACGCATTTGTGGATTTGTTGTGGGGTCTTGGAGGATTTTCTTATCCTCTTCAATATGCTTCTCTATACTTTCCATTTTTAGTTCCTCTTTTTACCAAATGAATCTCTAACGAGTGCAAGTTTGGTCAATGTTTCTCCACCCGATATGAAATGGGTTAAGTCTGTTATAATATATAGACCCCCATCCATATTACTCTTATTTTTAATCCTGTCAACACCACCCTCAAGAAGCGGAACATCTAAGTAAATCGCATCTCCTGCATGTAAATCAAAGTCTGCTGGTATGGTGATTGACGCACTAAATGAGAGAAACTGATTATATCTCATGATCGATTGATTTACAATCGCACCATACTCAAAGTTTTCTTCTCCAGATTTTTCAATCTGCTGTTCAGTATTTCCGGTTGGAAGTGATCCAGTATCTAAGATGTGGAAAGTCGTCCTTGAAAACTCTTTATCTTTACCAGGAACATCAAGTTCTTTATTAAACGTTGGTAGTTTTTTACCACCTGTTTTGTACTTGTCATTCTCTTCAATCTGTTTTGACTCTAAGGTCTTTACTTCATAGATGCATCTGAATGGATCAAACAATACAACTCTTGTGGTGTTCGTCCCTACGCGAAGTTTTGACTGAGCGTTGATGAGATTATCTTTTGAATATTCCAGTGCCTTATAATCATAATCTTGCCCTTTATCATTCTTCATTCTATTTTTTCCCTTTTCATCAGGAACATCATTATAAAAGATGTATCTTTTAGGTTCTTGAGATAGCAATCCGTCTATGGATTTAAAGTGATAACCCTCCGAAGTCTCATAGAAAAAATATCCCCCACTAGATCCAAGATTCTGGTTCTGTGCAGAGATTGATTTTTTAGCTAACCAGTTAAGAGTATAAAAAGTTTTTAGATTGTTACCGATGAAGTTTAGGTTGTTTATAGTTGGTTCTATATCAATATTTTTTTCAGTTTGTATTCCATCCCCTAACTTATCTTTCTTCAAAATCATCTCAATATGATCAGATATTTTTCCATCGTATCTTTTTCTGAGCCTTACCTTTTCATTAAGCAAGAACTCTTTTGAAACCATTTCAAGAGCAACTAATCCCTTCCTAGTATCTTGTCCCACTGGATTGACATTATTAATATACATATTCAACTTTGGTTTGTCACCAATTTTATTTCCAGAGTTATCTGTAATCTTTATTTCTACCTTCTCAGTTCCAACGAGTGGTAAACCCTCTAAAACATTTTTATTATCAAGATTCTCCCCAGTAATACCAGTGTCAACAAACTGCACCGATACCTTAATTGTATCACTTAAGATACTCTCATGATAATATAAAGCGACCAGACCCTTAGCGGCAAGATTGACTGACTTGCTTGGATCTTCATTTGAGATGATCGTCAGGTTATCTACAAGAGTTGGTTGAATATCGGTGTTGAGTTTGTTAGACATATACTTTTACCTCTATACTATTTAAGCACGATATAACTCTTGTCCAGCATCATATCCAGATCCAGGAATGACTATTGTAGGAATGGAAGCAGAGGCAACAAGTGACGGCAGTTGATCCATAAGTTCAGTGCGATTTATCACCAGTGTGTCGGCAGCTAATAGTTCATCACCATATCCGTCTCCCAGAGATCTTATTCTTGCTGCTAGAGTGGGGTCAACTTTAAATAAACTTCCCACCTCATCACCTATCTGATATTGTCCAGGTGGGTTGGGATCATCATGTTTTCTTTCAGTGGGTTCCTTATTAGAAGGGTCTCCTTCATCATCAGGAATGACACTATATGGATATTCGTGCTCAAGAAAATACTCTGGTGTCGCGCCAAGGTCAGAATCTTGTATCTGCTCAGGAGCGGGTGGTTTTTTATTAGCAAAGAACATGTCATATAAGAACCGACCAAATGAATCTCCAATGTATCCGCCAATAAATCCACCAAGAAGTGTGCCAGCACCTGGTACAAACGATCCAAGACCAGCAAGAATCGCTGTTCCCAAACCAGCACCAATAGCTCCAAACGCTGCTCTACCAGGGTCTTCACCTAACAAAACTGACAATCCAAAGTCAAGAAATGCGCCTACAATACCTTTACCAAGAGGTGATTTACTTAAAAAACCTTTGACTCCTCTCAGAAGTTCTCTAGGTCTTTGTGTTGCCACTCTTGCTCTAAGTCTTGTGTCGAATGATAATCCAGATAACCTGTCTGCAATTCCAGATCCTGCATCTTGAACTCTTCTTCTTATGTTTCTTAACGGTTGTTTAATTGTCTCGATTCTGGATGTCCTACTAATTCTCCTTGCCTCTCGTCTGGCGACATTTTCTCTTGCAAGTTGCCGTAACTGTGGATCATCACCAGTCATTTGACTTACAAAATCAGCGTCAAGTTCATCAAGATAATCATACCTTTTAAATAACCTATCAAAGATATTTCTATTTTCTGATTTTTTCTTTAGATTTCTAAGTCTTTCTATCTCAATTTGTACAGGTGTTCTCCTAGGTTTTGTTGATCGATCAGCGAGTGTATCTCTTATAGAATCTTCTATGGCTTTTGGAGACATATTTTCAAAATACCTAACATCAGATGGTTTTAATAAACCCTGATTAGATAATTCTTTAAGTGCTTTTTTGAATGTTTCTGGAGAACTTTCGCCCCTAGCCACTCTTTCAGTTAAAAATCTTATTCTTTCCTTTGAAGTTAATAAATCTTTTACAGATCTCTTTCGGATCAATCGGACAGTTTTTTCCAAATCATTTGGATCAAATGCACCCGATCCCATCGGACCACGACCACCACTTCCACCACCAGAGAATACTCTGGATAATGATCTCACGAAACGATTGATAACATTAGATCCTTTTTCCGCTGGCACATCTATTGGGAGTTGTAACTGTCCCGCAGATCTTGCAGATCCCAACTTTCTCCCTAATAAACCAATACCAGCTGCACCCAACAATGCACCTAGTAACCCACCAAAGTTAAATCCCTGTCCAGGTTTGACTGGTGGTTTTATTGGTTGTCTAGGTTTTTCATCAGATCCACGAGGTCTTGGACCTGGACCTCTAGGTCTGGGTCTTCTAGGTCCAGGACCAAATCCACCTCTGCGTCTTGGTGGGCGACGACCAGGACCTCCAAAATCACCACTACCTTTTATTAATGTAGCGAGTAGTAAGATATCGATTAGTGTTGATATCTTTCCCATCAATGTTTCAAAGGCATTGACAGCATCTTCACCACCAACATTTCTTAAAAATCCTTTCGTAGCATCAAAAGCGCGATATCCGAAGTCTACTATCGTCGCAAATCCATTTACAAGACCGACACCTATCGTTGATATGACATCAACTGTAGCAGCAATACCCTTTAGTATACCTTCTAGAGCACCAACAGAACCTAACAGTCTCGATGCAAAGAATCCTAAAAGTATTTTACCAATGAAGTTTTTAAACCATCCAAGAATACCCATGCCACCTGGTCTTGGTACTCTACTCACAATGTTTTTATTCTTTTCAGCTCTAGGTGCTTCAAGTCTGTCTTCAATACGCTCTCTTTTTTCTCTTTGATTTTTTATCTTCTTTTGCTTGAGTTTAGACTTTTGAATGGCAAGTGTTCCAGACAAAAGATTTTGAATCGAAACAAGTTTAGTATTAACTCGCGTGAAAAATCCACTGGTGGGAGATGCCACCACTTCTTGTCCGCGATTCATTAACTTCTGTCCGTCAACCATCTTAGACTATCCCCATCGTCGTAAGTTTATGAGAAGAGTGTCCCGCATGGGATATTGAAGGTAATGTGGGGAACGATTGCATCCCTGGATTAGACGGACCAGCAGATGCTTGATCATTCATCACTACAATCCTTGGTTTTCTCCTGATAGGGGGATCTGGAATATTTACATTAGGCACTGACCTAGCTATTGTTGCTTGTCTTCTAACTGGCATAGAGGACTGAGGACCTAATATACGACGACGTGCCTCTCCCATGGGCATCACTTCGTTTGCGCCAGATGATCCTGATTGTCGCATTTGCTCCAACATTTGATCATAACGCTGTTGTTGATTACGTCCGATTCCCTCAACAGTTTCCATTAGTCCACTGGTGCCTGTCATATCACCAATATCTCTTGCATTCTGTATCGCTTCATCAAGCTCAGCATTGCCTGTTGATTCAAACGAATCCGTATTATTTTCTCTTCCAGGAATCAATGGTTCAAGTGGTGTAGTTCTTGGAACTGTTCTGACAGCATCTGCATAATATGCGTCCAAGATTCCCATATCCCTATATTTTTTCTCTAACTCAGGTGTATGGTATCTGGGGATTGTTTTAAACTTCTCCAACATACGAGTTGGATTTGTTCTGTTAAATCTATTAATATCTTCGTCAGTATATCCAGATGCCCTTCTAGTGAATGGAACTGGCATTCCAAACAATTGAAATTGGGTGGTTGCTTTATCTTGATACTGAGATCCAGATGGTGCCATTACCATACCAGTGCTGCGAATGGCACTCATCATATTGCCAATAAATCCACCATCATTAGCGTAGACTGTATTACTTTTTACCGAAGGTATGTTATCACCACCATGTTTTTGATTGAGTCTCTCCAGATATGGAATCCCCAATTCTTTTGCAGCACCAGGAACAAGCACAAACTCACCATCACTAAGCATAGCAGGGATATTATCAATCCCAAACTTACCTATTACCTCACCACCATCATTAAATCCACTTGCATCCTCATCTGTCTCATCTGATTGTCCCCTTCCGCTAAAGAAGTTCTCAAGTGCTATGAAACTAGCGGCAGTTGCTCCAAGTTGAATGAGAGATCCAAGTTTTCCACCACGTCTACCAAGTAATCCTCTAGCTAACCCCCCTGCTCCTCTAAGTCCAAGCCTCTTAAGAAGCATGAGAGACGCTGCTCCCAATCGGATAGCACCCTTGATGATAAGCGAACTTAACTTACCTACCGCTCGACCAAACTTGGTGCCAAACATTATGTAAAGTGTCAGGAGTTTTGGTCCAAAATCGGAGAAGAATCTTACAACAGAATCAATCTTACGTTTGTTTTTTGGATCCGTTACGAAATCAATGAGTCCAACTAAAAACTTACCACCAATTATAGTAAGTATACCCTTGATTATCTTGTCGAGAATACCTTTGACAGGTGCTATTATTTTTTCAGTTGTTTTACGAAGAACTTCATATCTTTTTTCTATTCTTTCCTCTGCTAATCTTCTTCTTGTGTTCTCAGCCTTTCTTCTATCAGTCTCTTCGTCTTTCTTTTCTAGTTTTGCTTCCTCTCTTAATGTTTCAAGAATGGCATCAAGGTTTCTAAGCATCACTGCTTGAGGAGTAACATTCGCAAGGTTCTTCCTTAAGTCACTCTTTTGATATCCTAAAATATTTTTTAATATTGTTATTTTTCTCTCATTGGCTAGAGATTTTCTCTCAACCAGTGTCAATCTTTTTGAAGTCTCAGCACCCTCAAATGATTGTTGTGATTCTTTGATATTTTTTACAGACTTTGCAATACCAAAGTTCTCAGCAGATATTTTCTTAACGGTAGGCTCAATGGATTTTTCCGATCTTATATCACCTAAAAGATCGTCTAGTCCCTCTGGTATTCTCTCTTCGTTAGATGCCATTCGCCTGCTGTTGCTTCAGTTTTTCTTCTTCAAGATGATTCATGAGCATAGCGACATAGATATCCCTCTCCCAGGGTATCATGTTTTCAATTTCTGTTAATGAATATTTATGGAACTGCATCAAGGCAAAATTGAGATTGAAGTAGTTCTCAAGATTCATATGAACCATCCCTAGGCGAAAAAAGATGCCAATCCCTCAAGCACAACTTCGCTTTCAACCTTAGTCTTTGGATTCTTGACCTTGATCTTATGCGATAACTTGGGCATTGTTTCAAAAAACTTTTCAATCTCTTTGAATTGTGAGGAGTTCATTTGCTCTAAGAAATCATTCATTTCTTTCTTAGTACAATCAGCGGTTGTCCATACCTCTTCTTCAGTAAAGATTTTATCAACACAAGATGCAATCAAATCAAACGATTGATCCATCGCATTTTTTTGATTTATGTCAAAGTTATTTTTGATGAACTGTTCGAGTGATGGATACTTCATCTGCATCATAATGCTGTCATCAAGTTTAATCTTATCGGAATGATCATCAAACTTTTCAACTTGAATATCATCAAGATTGATATGAACCTGCACTGTGGTTTCATTGTCATCAGGGCAAGTAATCGACACTTCAATATCCTCACCAACAGATTTACCCCTAATGTTTAGGAATAGATATTCAATATCAAATGTAGGCAGATCCTCTACCTTCACTCCTTTTGTGAGGACACAGTTTTTAATCACAGATTTAATAGCAGTCGTAATCTGCTTCGTATTATCACTCTCTAGAGCGATAACTAAAAGTTTTTCTTCCTTGACAAGGAAAGGTCTATATTGAACTGTTTCTCCAGTTGATGGCAACTCAAGTTCATAGGTTGGTGTAGCAATCTTTGGTAAAGGCATAATGTCCCGAAGAGTTTTTCAGTGTGATTATTTAGATTGATTAATTGAGAAGGAATCCTGGATCGTCAGTGGAACTTTCAATAAATCCACCCTCTAAAATAGTGGCGGCAGCTTGACGAGATCTTCCATGATCCTCCATGAACGCAAGAATATCACCCTCAGTAGTGATATTGTTTAAGATGCCATCGACAACATATCTTGAATAGGCAAAAGTCACAGTTACTTTAAGGAGTTGTGATGCATTATATGATAAGGGCATTGAATTCATTGCGATAGGAAAAGCCCTTTTAAAAGTGTATCTTAGAGAGGTCCCTGTTTGTTTGTTTACTGTATCTCCAAAATTTGTTCCAGCAATAATATTAACAATATCCTCTAACAGATTTGGTTTCTTAACTTGAGTAAGAAAGTCTTTTTCAAATTTAATCACAGTCAATCCCTGGTCGGAAACATAATCATCAGGATATCTAAATCTGTAACTGAAATTATTGCTAAAAATATTTGTCGCCTGAAGATCCTCACCAGCAATGTGGGTCATCCACATTTCAAAAAACTTAATCGGTAAATATTTTTCAGCATCAACATAAAATGTGAGAGTTATATTATCATAGAGTCTACGATACGCATGAGTCTCTGTAACACCAGTTCTATCATTGTCTATTTTTGTAGTAGCAAATGACGAACCAGGAAGACTTACCTCACTGCAAGCAAGAGTAAGTTTTCTTTGATCTGGTCCCAATAACTTTTGCAACCTGTTTGCGATGAGACTCTCTTGTGGAAAGGGAACGCTCGCGTAGAATTGTGAGGTTGTCGCAGGTCTTAAAATGTTGGACTTAATGTCAGATATTGAGGTTGCTTCTAATGACATCTAAATAGTTTTTAACCTTATATATTATGTATGGGAGAAAGTATTAAAAGTAAATACAAACCTTCGCATCCTATGAAATATAAGGGTGATG